TGTGCTTCTGTACTTTCTTTGCAGCCTTTTCAGCTTGTCTTCTTTCGGCTCTAAGTTTCTTACGAGTTGCTCGTTTAGCTCGTTCTATTGCCGATACATTGTAAGATTGTTTAGGGGCATTAGGATCTTTTTTTGGTCGCCCACGTTTATTAGTCATTTGTTAAATAGATTTTTTATAAACCCTGATATTGACCACTCATTATCTTCTTTTTCTTCATTTAATTCACCTGTTTTAAGTTCTTGTATTAGGGTGTATACATTATCTTTTGGTGGTATCATATCTTTTTTTTGCATTATATTACTTTTAACTGTATGTTGCAAATCGTCTAAAAGACTTTGGGATGCATCTTGAATTACTTTGTTGTATCCATCAAGAGTTTTTATGTACTCTCTGTCAGAAGGAAGCATACCAGATTGAGTGCTAATCTTAGCTAATATATCATCAATCCTATCGCCTGTTTTTTCTCTAGGCATGCCAATTTGAGCATATTTTCTTCGTTTGTTATAAGTTTTAAAATTAAAATAGCCGGGTATATTTTTACCTTGACTCACTGTTTCAGAATTATAAAATGCCAAATCCTCTGTAAATAAATCATCTGATAAAAGTCTATATATAGCTTCATGTGTTTTATTTATAAAAGGCATCTTAGGTTTAGGAAATCCTTTATGCGTGTCCAATGCACGTATAGGATCTGGTTTATCGAATCTATCTTTATAATCTCGAAAGTACATTCCATGTTCATGGTCTTCTTTATCATAATATTTTGGAGCAGTTAAATTAGGATCTAAACTTTGTCTATCCGAAAATACTACTTCAAGTATATTATGAGCAACATGGTTTAATTCATGTAGTAGAGTTTCTATTTCAGATCTGTTTAATTTTAATCTGTCTGTTCCTCCCTTTTTTCCACCACGTAAAGCTCCTTCCTTTATATCATACTCACGTAAAAAATCTGTCGTTTTTTTAAATGGAAGTTTTCCCAACACAACCACATTTGCGTCTGCAGCAGGTCCAGCTAAAATAGGTCTTTGTTCATCTTCTTGTGCCATTTCTCTAAAAAATTCTTGATTTTCATTAACTCTTCTAGCATCCATATATGAACCAAGTGTATTTTCAGATCCACTTAGTGCTTTAAGATATAATTCTGTTTTATGCATAGCATCTTTTGTATATGCTTCAAGTATTTCTGGATTTGTTATTGAAAGCCAACCCAAAGCACTTACTGGATCTTTTTCTAAGAATGGCAAAATTTGTTTTTCAATTATTTTTAATTCTGCAATGTTTAAAGGCTTTTCAAACTGTAATTGCTCAATAGGTACATCTAATCCACTTAATGACTTAGCCTTTGGATTTGCAAAACTCGGAGGAGTATACTCAAACTCAGCCATCGTATTTAGCGTTTACTTTTCTTGGTTGTCCATAACGTTTTATGTCACCACCATACTGTTTCCCTTGAACTTCTTCTTTAAACATACCTCTGAGTTTACGAATTCCTCTTGTTAATGCAGATGGATTTCCTTCTCTACTGGCAGCCAAAGCTTTTTCTTTTATGTCTCCTAACATTTTCATAGACTCTTCGTTATGTTGTTTCAGACCAAAAAAATTAAGCACCCCAGCATCAACAGAGTCTTTTATCGAACTTATATCTTTATCACTTACACGACCAGATCCTTCCATACTATAAAACTGCGTCATTTTTTTAATTAGCCTTTCCATTACTTTATCTCTATCAGCCATTTATAACTCCCTTTTTAGCTGGCAACAGCACTACACCGTGTAATGCCTGTACATTGTGGTTATGTGTTTCTTCTCTACCCAACCCAACTCTGTTTAACAACGATTCTGCAGCCTTCAGACGGACATCATCCCCTCTTTCTACCTGTGGGGTGTCAATCATGCTAATTAACCTGTTGGTAGCCTTTACAGAAGCACTGGCGAGTAGGTTTTTTGATCGTTTTATGATCTCATCAGCTAATTTACTACGTAAATATCCTGCAGAACCCTTTGTGTACCCAGCATTTTCTGCTGCAGCAACCACATGGCCGCCATTTTCAAACAGATTTTGTAGGAATAGCTCTTCTTTTTCTGAAATCTTAGTAGATTTTCTTTTTTCTGGTAGTAAATTCATTGTAAACTCGATTATTACGGTGCGTAAGTCTACGTACTGGATGCAAATTAAGCGTTAAAGTGTGCCAATGTGACATCTTGCACCTGTAATACATACTTATAATACTAATCTAAAAAAAATTTGTCAAGGGGGGTTGACGAAATTGATTTCAGACTGTACAATGCAGTTGAACCTGCCGAGGATATATATAGTATACCTAATAAGTTGCCCCAATGCGTTGCATATGGGGCTTTTTTATTGAGTATACTTAAAGAGTTGCAAAGTTTTTCATACAATTAACCTAAAAATATAAAAAATACCGACAGATTGCTAGCAAATGTATAGGGGGGTGGGGTGACCCTTTACGTGCGTGTGCGTTGTTTTTATTTATTTTTTTATTTTTGTATGAAACTTCATTGAAACAACAACAACAATCTACAAAACAATTTGCAACAAGCCAAAAAAGACAACAATAATACACACCACGCATACACTCGTATAAAATCATTTGCCATTTTATTTGTATGATTAATTTTTATGTGATCTTTAAAGGTATAAAAAAATAGCTTTTAAATTGCAGATCATAACAAATACAATCATTTAATTATTATTTATTAATTGCATAAAAAAAGCCCCCAAGAAATATACTTGAGGGCTAGTTTGGGAGAACTTTATATTATTTAATACTTATTTGATCCACTAGAGAAGAACTTATTATACTGTTCATTTACTCTATTTTCTGTACTCTCATTTGCTAAATACTTATTTGCATTACTTAACCAACAATGAACACAAACATATTTATCATTCTCAATTACAAATAAATATCTTTCTTGTTGTTTACCACAAGCAGAACAAGAACAAATATCTTGAGAACTTGGAACATGAATAGACATCTTAATAAGACCTCTCAGAAGTTTTAACAATGAAATTATCTTTATCATCTAATTGATAATCTTTTAACTTTACTTGTTTATTAGATGAACCATAACAAGTAATGCCTTGATGCTCTAATAATTCTGTTAAAGCGTCAATTTGCATTTTAACTGCTCTTACTTGTTGGGCTATTAAATTAAGATCTTTATATTCAGCTACAACCATATTATCCATATAGTCTTTATTTACTTTAATTAATTTTTGCATCTTTTTAATCCTTTGCAAGTTGTTAAAATTTAATATTAGTTGTTAAGATCAACTAATGAATAAATATTTGCATTTATCTTTTTTAATGTCAAACTTTTATTTTCATTTAAAAATATATTTCTATATTTTCCAGTGGTCGTTGAATAATCCCAGTAATTAACATCTAAATATATTTTGTTTTCAGTTCGCATAGCAATAACACTATCATAACTTTGGAAGTAATCAGCATCTGGAGTGCTAATTAGAAATTGGTTTGGTCGATTGTTTATATTGTGTACTTTTATATGTTTTATCATTTTATTTACCTTTCAGTTTTTATTTTGTTTCAGGAGCAATATAGGCATAAAAAAAAGGGAATGTAAATACACCCCCTTAATTTTTTATTTGTGTTTTAGATTAGACAGAAAATACTGCTATTAAAAATAAAATTGTTAGAATTATTAAAGCTACTAAAATTTTATAAATATATAAAAGTGTCTTCCAATCCATCAAGCAACCATTGCCAGTTCTTGCCAGTGTTCACTGTCTAATAATTGACGTATCTTACTTTGCCTGTGTAATTGTACAGTGTGTTTTGATTTGGTTTCACCTAGTGTTTGATCTTTACCATTGCGATCAATGTAACTAGCGTCAGTATGCGTTGACCAATATGTAAGAGCATTGTAAGCAGACCACATATTACGACCACAATCTTGACTTTCTTTTTGGAATACATCAACCATAAAATTAAGCAACTTATTGTTAACTTTATGCGTTGTATCAGCAACCAAACGTGTACCTCTACCATGTTCAACTTTACACAAAGTATTTGTAAGAAATTGTGCAAACTCTTGATCAGATATTGGTGAACGTTTCCACGCTAACATTTGCTCTTTGTTTTCATTCCACGCTTGTAAACTTGTTTGAGCATTGGTTAGCATAGCATCAACATTTAAATTTTGCGTATGCATATGTTTATGCTGATACGCTTTTTCACCACCAAATACTTGAGTGTTTTGACATAGTGATCTATACGCACCACTGAATACTTGGAAAGCCCAAGACATATCGACAGAGTTAAAAACATCTAAACGACATTTAACGAGATCATTTTGACCTACATCCATTTTGAGATCATTAAAATGTATAGTTCTCGTTGCACGTCTTCCATTCTCAAATACTCGATCAATGACTTCAACATTGTTCAAAGGCAGATCGGAGTTTTCCTGCAAATACTTTCCCTGCTTTTCAAAAATCTCAGAGTGATTAACAAGCTTGTAAGTATCAGAGATAGGGCGACAGTTTAAAACGTCACCAGTATGCGTAGAAATTAATCCTCTGTACTTTTCAAGTTTTTGCATTGTTCCCATGCCTACACCAAATGGTTTATCTACAAACAATGGTACAGGTTCAACTGTTCCAACATCTTCAAACAGTTTAATATTGCGTACATCATCATGTACAAATTCAGTACCATTAGGCAACTGTTTATATCCACAGTCATCTAATGATACATTCCATTTTGGGGGAACGTTAGTCTTGAATGTTTCAATATTATTTTCACCTTCAAGATTGTTTTGAATGTTTGCATCTATTAGTTCTTCAATATCAATTTGATCAGTCATAATTATTAATTCCTTTCTATGGTTAATTGAGATACTAGACGATCAATTTTTTCATCAATTTTATCATCAAGAGTAGTCGTATCCATATAATCCAACATATCCATTTGGGAAAGTTCATCTTGAACAAGACCATATATATCTAGCTCATGTGACCAATCCATATTTTCAATATGATTTTTTACTGCATCTTCAACTACAGTTTTTAGTTGATCATTTATTTGAGTGATCAGCTCATCAGATACTATTTTAACCATTTTAATCCTTTCATTTTAATGGCGATCGTATGGGGAAAGTAATAGGAGATACAAGAGCAACCCCATACGATCTAAATCACTTAAACAATGCTCTTGTGCTATCTTAAATATCACAACTGTACAGATAGTCAAATATTATTTTTAGAAATATTCACCATCATCATAATCAATTTTTTTACTTTTTTTTCTATTATCAAAATTAATAAATTCATTTCTTAAAACAGAAAAATAACCATTGGCAATGATACGCTTATCTTTATAATTTAGTGTCGTTTCATTTGCCACTTCTTCAATTATATAGTGTCTCTCATAAAACCGACCCAACGATAGTTCTTTCTTAGTGTCGTACACTTTGCCATTATGTCTTCGTGCAATATCTTTTGCGTCAGATAAATGAGTTGCTCGACCTATGCACTCACCATCCACAATAACTGCATACAGTTCTTTGCGTTTGCGTAAATACTTCTCTTGAGCAATCCTCATTCGTTCACTTGTATATGGATCATTCATAATATTTCCTTTCATAAAAAATAGGACTACAGATTACTCCATAGTCCTATTAAGTCAATCCCTAAAAAGCGAAAGGATAAAGAAATTCTTTTTAGAGATTATATTTTGACCAATACTCATTCCAATAGTCAGTCAAAATTTGGTGTGAATCTTCTTGCCAATCTTCTTTCCAATCGATCAGTTCAGAATGTTCACTCATTCTTTTTAAATATTCTTCTATATGTTCACAGTCGTTGATAATGTCGATAGCTATACCATGCCATCTCTCTTCCATATCCATACACATATCTTTAACTCTTCCCATCTTTATCCTCCTCATAAGCATCACAGTATATCTCGATAGACGTTCTAATTAGTTCAGCTATACTAATATGTCTTATGTCATTTTCAGTTTCTATTTTAGATATTTTTTCTAATCTGTCAAATAAAATAATAGGTATTGTTAGATTATATGTCTTTGTATCTTCGTGTAGTGTCTTTGGTCTAGCCATTGGGCATACTCCTCAATATATGAGCAATGACATCCACTGTAAAACCATTACC